CTCAACAGTTCCAGTTCCGTTTACTACCTTGTCGGCAATAGCGTAACCGAATGCGTTACCAAACTGACCTGCAAGGAAGCCAACAATGTCAACACCAGAGTCCAAAACAAGTTCACGAGATAGCTGTGCTAACGCAGAGAATTTGTATGCACCCAAAGTGGTGAAAGTGTTGAATGTTGGTTCACTTGTGCCAATGCTTACACCCTGACCAACGATAGTTGCAGTAGAGAATCCAGCCTGTGAAGGGATTTGTAGGTTCTCACCTGAAGCAGTGTTGATAACAGTAGCGTAGTCAAGCAGTGGGTTTACAAGACGAGCAACCGCAACGATCTGGTTGTAGAAGCCAGTTGGAACAGGTGCACCAGTTGACGAACCAGTGATACGCTTTTCCATCTTGAATTCGTAGCCACGAAGTTCACCGGCAGCCATCTTACGAAGGATGTCAGTTTCATCGTCACTAACAGTTGCATCTTTGAAGTTAATTGCTGAAGCCTGAATTTGCTCGGCAACTTTAGCCTCACGTGTTTCAAGTTCAATTGTTTCATTACGACGGTCAATCTCAGCAGTCAACGCAGCATACTTAGACTCATCCTCGCCAGTCCACACGCCACCACGTGCCTCAACTGAATCAATGAGAGCCTTAGCTTCATGCCAAGCCTTCTGCTTCGCCTCAACCTGCTTAGCGATAAATTCGCTCATAGTAGTTAGTCCTTTCAAGACTATAAAGGGAAGGGATTATTTTTTGTCGCGATACACGCTGAACATGCAGGGGATAAACGCACACTGCACTAAAAGTCTATAACACACTAAAACATACTTAAAAAAAACCCCTGCCAGGTGGTTGGCAGAGGAAAAGAATGTGGCTCTTTTTTTAGTTGATCAGCATAGGAAATGGAAATAAACTACACTGTTCAAACCTAAGTTTAGACTCGCTTCATCAACAAATCAAGTTCCTTCTTTTTCAAATCAAGCAACGCAGAAGCATTATTGACCTGCTCATCCTTAGTCAAAACCTTAGACAAAGTTTCAGTCAACAACTCGCCCTGACGTTCAGTCAACTCTTGGCCAGCCTCCAAAGCCAACAACGCTTCAGTCAACTCCTCAGCACTAACCCCACGCAACTCAGCGAGCTTAGCGATCAATTCAGGTAATTCAGTCATGCTTCTAACAGTAGCACTACCCTCAGTTCCAAGATACGCAGGAAACGCCACACCAACAGATACCTCATGAACATTGATACGCTTCAGCACACGCTCACCAGCGTTAGGCCACTCATCGCCACCAACAGGCACTCTAAACCCAAAACTAAAACCAGTCACATCGCCACGCTTAATTAGAGTAGCCGCATCACGACCAGCCTGAGTATCAGGCAAATTAGCGTCAACACGCAACCCACGCTCATCCTCAGTAAGCCTCAAAGTGCCAGCCCTAGTGCTACCCAAAACAGTGCTAGTGTCATGGTTCCACAACAGTTTCACATCATTCCTAGACTTTAGACTGTCCCTAAACGCACCAGGTTCAATACGTTCAATAAAAGGCAACGGTTGACTAGCACTATTGAAAACAGCAGCATAACCAGTCAAAGTCATACCATCACCCTCAACACGCAACTCAAGATCATGCAGCTCTCTACGCTCAATGCCCTGCTCAACACGCTCCCCACGTTCATGCAACTCAGCAACCTTCACCGGTTCAACAAACCTCACCGCATCAACCTCAACCTCAACTTCAGGCATAACATCGTCAACAGGTGCAACAGGTTCAACAGTGGCCTCAACCAACTCACCCAAATCGCTCACAGTTTCAACAAGATGCCCAACAAGTTCCAACACCTCACCCTGCAACTCCTGAACCTTCAAAACCAACTGCTCTTTAGTCAAAGGCTGATACTCATCCATGTTTCGCTCACTCACTCCAATAGTTTTACTTGTATCTAAATCTAACTCATTACGATAACGCTCATTCAAAGCATTCACCCAACTCTGTCCAGCATCGCCACCCCACGCATCCCACGCAACCCGACCAGCAGAAGGGAAACCTTCTTCACCAAAATTAAAACCCGTTGCATTCTGATCGGTGCGGTGTCTGGCAAAATAACTAATCATCCGATTTACAACATCAGCAGAAACAGCTACACCCGAAGCCAACTGACTAGCACGCCTACGCCCAACAGCAGTAAACCCATCACCAGCAAAACCCTCATCAATCCACTTCAAAGCACGCTTAGCCGCAACAGCAACACCATCAGTAGGGTTGTATTCACCTGCCGGCACAGCCCTCTGCAACTCCCCTCCAGGCGCAATCTTTTCAGCCAACGAAACAGCAACCATCTGCTTGATCGCCTGCAACTTAGTTTTATGTTTCCCCAACACTTCCCCATCATCCTTAACAGTGTCCCAACCCTCCGCTGTTTGCTTAATAAAATAAGGCACTATTCACCTGTTTCATAACTACCATCAGGAACTTGAGTAGGGTTCTGCAACTGCACTGTCGGCAAACCAGTATGAGCGATAACAGGCAAACCAAGCGCCTTCAAAACCTGTTCAGGAACAAAACCAACAGCAATCAACTTCTGTGCCATGTCAACCTTATTTTCATCAGCAACCAAACCAGCAGCATTAATATCAATGTTAGTCAAAGGCACACGTGCAGTGTCACCATTCTCAATAGGTCGCATGTTCTCTTTACGTCTAACCTCATTGACAGTGAACACACCGTTAGACAACATTTTTGCGTAACCCTCAATCCTTGTCGCATAATCGCCACGCAACAATTCATCAGTGCTAAACGAAATAAACGCAGAGTCAGGCAACAATTGACTAAACGCATCCTCAAGTTTCGCCAACCAGGGTCGCAAAGTGTGGACAACAAAACTAATAGCGTTCTGTTCGTTTGAATTGTAGCTTTGCCCTCCACGCTCATTCAAACCAATCATGTTCACTGGCACACGATACGCTCTCGCAATATCCTCAACAGCCATACGCCTAGAGTCCAACATTTGTGCCTGATCATTAGCAACCATAGTTGGCTTAAATGTCGCACCACCCGACAAAATACCTGTCTTATGTGCTTTACGATAACCCTTATGCATTCTGTCAAAACTCTTAGCAAGGTTCTCAGCCTGTTCAGCAGTCAACGCACCAGGATACTCAATAACACCTGTTTGAGTTGTGCCTTGCCCAAAAAATCTTGCAGCAAACCCCTCCAACGAAATAGCCAAACCAATGTTCTCTTTGAGCGTGTCAATAGGTGATCTGCCTCGCAAATCACCAGGCATCAACATAGAGCCAACAATATGCAACACATCATCAGTATTGAGAGTCTTACCATCCTCACCGGTATAGTGAAACAGTTTTTGACCTGCCTTATTACGTTCCACCTTCACAGCCAACGGGTTCAAAACCATCATGTTCAAAATCTCGCCTGAACCATCCCTAAACAACCTCACAAAAGCATTACCATCAATCAGCAAGCTAGTAATACACTGTTGCCAAAAAGCAATACTAGGGATCAACACGTCAGGCTTACTAACCCAACTAGGCTTAGGCCGATAAGGGTAAGCAATACCATCACGCCTAACATAAGTATCAACAGGCAAACTAGAGATCGTGTCACTAATCAAAGACACACAAGCCCAAACAGCGTTCACCTGCAAAGACGAGTTATAGTCAACAAACGCAGATGACTGAGTTTCATACGAAGTTATATCGCCTGCACCCCAAATAGACTGAAAACTTATAGCCCTATTCTCGCCACGCAAACTACCAAGCATTATTTATCGCTTCTCTCTAAAGCCAACCCAAACAACAAAACCCCAACACCAACACAAATCAAACCAGCTGGCAAAAAAATCAAACCAACAGCCACACTAATAACAGCTATACCTGTTGCCTGCAAAATCGTAGATAGCAAACCTAATCCTTAGAAAACAAAAAACTCTGGTGTAATGTCGTTATCTAGTTTACTTGTTGCTCGGTCATAAGCGATAACAAATGCCACAGCAGCATCAATACGCCGATTAGAAGCCCTAGACTCCTTCACAATACGACCACCCAAATTATCAACCTTCAACTTACAGTTATCCAAATGCCTAGCCAACAAAGCATCCCCATCATGAGTCAAAGTGGCTTCAGTCACACTGTCATAAACTTTTTGGCAAGCACCAACCATACGCCTAGCCGAAGTAGAAGGATACTCAACCACCGGCAAACCCAAATCCATCAAAGCCTGCATAGTTCGCTGCCACCTAAAAGGGTCAAACGCAACCTCCCTAGTATTAGGATGCTTCTGGCAAAAATCAATGATCGCCTGCTCAACCTCCAAAGTATCAACACGCCAATCATCAGCATCAGTCGGCTGTTTTTCCCAAGCGCGAACCAACCAAACATGCGGCTTATCCTCCTTAGACTTAGGGACAGTAACAGCAACAATCGCAGTCGTATCACCATTAAACGAACCATCAACACCCAAAATTACGTCAGCCAAATCATCAACAACAACATCCTCTTTAAGTAAATCCCAAGTGCCAGCAGGCAACCAAGCATTCTTAGAGCTAACCCACTGATTACAACGCTTAGTGCGAAACTCGCTCTCAGGTGTGCGCTTCACAACACTCTCAAAATCCTCTTTACTGTTCAAATCCCCATAACCAGGATTAGCCAAAATCCAAGTCGCCTCATCACGATGATCAGCCTCAATAGGAGCTTCCCACCAACTAAAATAAAACGACTCATCCTCAACCTCACCCCTAGCAACCCTCTGCCCATACTGATACAACGAATAAGCCAAACTATCTTGACCAGTAGAGTCAGTTTTCACACCACAAGTAGTCACACCCAACATGATCGGTTGCCGCCTAGAAGCCATAGACAACTGCATCACATCCCACAACTCCCTATTCGG